TATTCCGCTACAACGAGCGCCTCGGCAGCTCGGACTTTACGGCCCAGCTAATCCGCCTCCTCGACAAAAGCCTCCAAGCCGAGTTCATCAAGGGCACCCCAACTGATGAGGTAGCCGACAAGGTGGTGGAGGTCCGCATCCGTCGGGGCGAGGAGGTTCCTGTTGTAAACAAGGGCAGCGTGGCCAACGGCTGGCGCTTCCGCACCAAGGCGATTGTGGCCGCGGCCTACTGGCAGATCGCATTTAACGCCCAGCAGCGCACCGCCGTTGAGGCCGTGCGTGTAATCGAGGAATGGGAGTGGAGCGCTGTACTGGATCCAAAGACGTGCCCAATTTGCCGCCCGCTGGACGGCGAGCGATCCCCGTACCCAGCCGGTTTCCCCCAAGGCCCACCCCCACTCCACCCAAATTGCGTCTTAGGTGACACGCAAATAACGACCGGTACTTTGATCGCGGCGACTCGCGCCATGTACAGCGGCAACATCGTGACCATACGAACGGAGAGCGGGCGCAAGCTCTCCGTCACAGCGCAGCATCCAATGCTGACCCTCACCGGCTGGGTCCGCGCTTGCGAGTTGAGCAATGGCTTGGATCTGCTTAGCCACCGCAGCGGGGCACCAACTCCTATTGACTTGCCAGACCTCAATGACGCACCAGCCACGGCCGAGCAGATATTCGAGGCGTTTAGGTCGTCTAGCAGCGTGACGACCACATGCGTGCCAGCCGCCCCCATGCAATTCCACGGCGACGGAGCTTCCGCCCAAGGCAATGTCGAGATTGTATGGACCGACCGGATACTCAAAGAAACTGTGAATGCCGATTACATCCAATTGCTCTCCAAGTTCCAGAGCGTAGTTACTGATTCCGAGCTGGCGCTCCCATCGGGTTTGAGCACGACGGATGCGTTCTTCCTCGGAATGAACGCGGCCTCTAGCGGCCTTGTGTGCTTGGTGGAGCAATGCCTTGCGCTCCTCCGAGGTGAGTTGGGACTGACGAAGCAGCATCGCCTCGCTGCGATTGCGCTGAGTAATCCCGCGCTCTCGCAACCTTGCTACGACAACGTTCCGGGCGCAACCAAATACCTCCGCCAAGTGCTTGACGCTTGCCCCGGCTTCGTAACGACGGACAAGATCATCGACATTAAGATTGAGCCTGCGGGACATCCACTGCCGGTGTACGACTTCACCACCCTATCAGGCATGTACACCGCAGCAACCCAGCTAACCCACAATTGCCGGTGCGTTCTAATCCCGATCTACGGCGATTAGAGTGATACAAAATCCCTGAGATTGCACCATGGCCTGCTGGATCCCCGGCCCCTGGACCCGCCGCAAACCCCGCCCCAAAACCACTGATGTAGCCAGCAATAGTGCGACTGCAACTACAACAACTACGGCAACAAGAGGCCGCAGATCCAAACCCAAATCTCCAGCTGGAGCAACAAATCCTGTAAGCGAAGCAACTACTTAAGGTGCCATCAAGTACTACTGAAGGGGTAACCTAGGAGGGTACAAGTTACCCCCGACCTCATGTCCGAGCAGGTCATGGGTGCTCCTTCAGTGGAGGAGCAAGTTGAGCCGGTGGCTCAGCAACCCGCCCCCCAGACAACCGAAGACCTCATTGCTCTCCGCAAGAAGCTGGAGCTTGTCCAACAGGACAACTTGGCCAAAGGCGAAGCAAACCGCAAACTCAACGAAAAGTTGGGCGAGCTGGAGAAACAGTCTCGGGAACTGGAGACCCGTCTTAAGACGACCCATCAGCAGCAACGCGCCGACCAAGGCGAGTTCAAAACGCTGTGGGAGGAAGCCAATGCCGACAATGCCCGCCTGCAACAACGCATCGTTGAGCTTGAAGCCGCGCTTCAGGCCAAGGACAACGAAGCAGCGCAGGAACGCCTCCGAGCCACGGCTCTTCAACAAATCAGCCAAGCCAACGCGCTTGCCCCCGAGCAACTGCTCGGACTGTTGAAACCGCAACTCCGAGACAACAACGGCGTCCCCGTCGTCATCGTCAGTGGCATCGAGCAACCTCTCGCCGCCCACCTGGCCAACTTGAAGAACCCCGGCTCCGGCTGGGACCATCATTTTGCAGCCACTGGTGCCCGCGGCATGGGAAGCACCCCTAGCAGCAACGTCCCTCCTGGAGTGGTGAACCCCTACAAAAAGGGCGACACCTTCAACTTCACGGAGCAATTGCGCCTTGAGGTCGAAAACCCTGAGTTGGCACGTCTCCTCAAGAGCGAGGCCACTCGCGGGTAACCACCGGCAACCCCGCTAACTACCAATCATGGCTGCTCCTTATCAGAACTATTCGGACGGGACGTTCCTGACCGATCTGGTCACCCGCCCCGAGTTCCTCAGCTATCTGACTGAGGAAATCGTGGAGCGTTCTGCCTTTGTGCAGAGCGGTGTGATGACCCGTAACGCTGCCCTCGACTGCCGCGCTGGCGGCACCCGTGTGCGCGTGCCTTACTTCCAGCCGATCAACCCGATCGAGGAAATCATCGAGTCGAACGCCACCTGGGGCGAAAGCACCGAGGGCTACCTGACTCCGAAGGCCATCACCGCTTCCGAGCAGGTGATGACCATTTTGCACCGTGGCTTTGCCTATGCCGTGGACGACCTGTCCAAGCTGGGCACTGGTGCTGATCCGATGGCTGCCATCCGCGGCTATCTGGCTGCCAGCATCAACAAGCTGCGTACTGCCACCCTGATTGCCCAACTGGAGGGCATCTTCGGCACTGCCCTGGCTGACAACAGCCTGGACATCACCGGCGAGGCCAGCACCGACATCAGCGCGATGTCTGTGATTGCTGCCAAGGCAAAGCTGGGCGAGCGCGGCGAATCGCTGACTGCGATTGCACTGCACCCGAACCAGTACTACTACCTGCAGCAAATCGGGATGCTGACCTTCACGGGCGGCAACATCAACGCCGGCGACAACATCGCCTGGGGTGCTGGCGGCACCAACATCAGCAACACTGCTGTTGCCAACTTCGCCGGCCTCCGCGTGATCGTTGACTCCCAGCTGCCCCACAGCGGCGGTGTGTACACCTCTTACCTCTTCGGCCCTGGTGCCGTGGCGGAGGGTGTGCAGCAGGAGCTTCGCATCGAAGCCGAGCGCAACATCCTGTCCAAGCAGGACGTGATGGCCGTGGACTACCACTACGGTATGCACGTCAACGGCGTCACCTGGAACGATGCCGCCGACAACCCGGACAACACCGCCCTTGAGGATGCCACCAACTGGACCCTCAAGTACGACGCCAAGCTGATCCCCGTGGTCCAGCTGAAGTCCAGCACCCCCCTCGACCCGATTGCTTCCTGAGCCTCGCGTCAGAACTACAAGCCCCCTTTACGGGGGCTTTTTTCTTGCCTACTACAGGAAACCTAGGGCACTGGAGCCTTACTAATGACGGTCACGCTTGATGCCACTGTCGGTGGCGCCAACTCCAACAGTTTTATCACTGTGGCGGCGGCAAACACGATTGCCGAAAATATGCTGAGCGTGACCGGCTGGACAACTGCTACGACTGACGACAAGGCCCGCGCCTTGATCATGGCAACCACAGACCTCCAAGCCTTGGACTGGGTTGGAACTCGCGCCACCGAAACCCAAGCATTGGCATGGCCCCGCACCGGTGCAGTAATCAACGGCCGCGAAGTAGCCGACGACATCATCCCCCGCGAAGTCCAGCAAGCCACCTTTGACCTCGCCCTATCCATCTTGGCTGGGGCAACCACCACAGGCAGCGGCGACCTCGTTCCGGGCGTCCCGAACGGCGACCTCAAGCGCCTGAAACTCGACGTGCTGGAGCTGGAGTGGCGTGACGAGGGTTTACCGTCAAACCGCACGACGGTTTACAGCCAGCTTGTGAGCCGAGCACCGAGCCTGTCTACTGTGCTATACGGAACAGTCAATACGGGCGTTACAGGCGGCTCGGGGTTACTGGTTGGCGTAGTCCGTAGTTAAGGCAATCTGAAGCACTTTCCCATTGCCACTATTGTGTGGTACATGGGAAAGACAGGCCGCCCAAAAACCGGATATTTGTCAACGCCGCTTAGCAGCGACGAGCAACGTCGCGTGGCGCGTTTATACCGCGAGCACCAAGGCATCATCAAATTGATGGGCCGCAAGATGTGCCGGAAATATCCATACGTCGCCTTCGACGATTTATTCAGCTGCATCGACATCGCCTTCATCAAAACGTGCCGCGCCTGGGACCCCAAGAAGGGCACCTTTTCCACCCTCCTTACTGTCTTCTCGGAAGGAGAGATCCGCCATTTCATCCGCGACCACAACTGGCTGGTGAAGGCCCCAGGCACTGTCCGCACACTGGGGCAACGCGCCCGCCACATGCTGAACCGCGGCGAAGCCATGGAAGCCGTACTGGAGCACCTCGGCGTCTCAGAGAAAAAACTGAAAGAAGCCCTGATGGCCACCTGCCCCACGGACCACGAAATCAAAGGCTTTGAATTGCATGTCTGCCCCCGCCCCACGCCATGGGATGTGCTGGAGCGCGAAGAATGTGCATAGCACCGGCAACCTAGTCGTATAGGTTTTCCCCCTCCTCATGGCAACCGGTGCGTTTTTCGCCGCTTTCGGCTACAAGCTGTGGGTCAAGCTGGGCACCAGCTCCAGCACGGTGCCCACCAGCTCTGCTGGTATGACCCGTGTGTTCTCGCTGGACAACGCCGGCATCCAGGCCACCAGCGACAGCGTTGGCGTGCTGGACTACGACTCGGAGTACGGCTTCCAGGCCAACCTGATCACGGGCCAGAGCTACACCATCCCGTGCTCGATGAACCTGGACGTGACCGACGCCGGTTACGCCATTCTGAAGCAAGCTGCCCTTGAGGCCACCCAAGGCACCTTGGTTGAGTGGTATCGGGAAACCCCTGTGACCGACGGTTCTGCCGACGACCCCGAAGTCCACGCCGGCCTGGCGCAGGTGGGCTCGTTCTCTGAGGACATCCAAGCCGGCAACATCGCCAAGGTGAGCTTCGATTTGATCGGCTACGGCGCCTACGACTGGACCGCCCAAGCTGCCGGCAGCTGAGCCAATCACCACAACTTGACGAGGGGACCAAGCCCTAGCCACCACGGCTGGGGCTTTTTATTGCGACAGCGCCTTCCACTGTCGAATCACAAAAGGCTTAAACGGCTGTTCCCTCAACGCAGGCGTAATCCAGTCCCGAGGCTTTGCCACGTAATTATTCCGCAAGTCACCCACCAAGTAACCACCCTCCAAGATTTGCTTGGAGTAGGGGGCCGTCCACTGAATTTTCAGCACCCCATCTTTGATTTGAGGCGCTGTCTGGGAGTTCAAAAACCGCCCCGTATCAACGATGTCCCGAGGACTATCGACCACTTGCCTATTTTTACGGCGTGTTGTAATCGGCTGTCCTTCGTCATCCGTGTACTTGAACTGCTCCTTGCTGATCTCCTCTTGGAGCTGAAAGCTGATGTAAGGCCCGTAGTTTTCCAATATTTGCTGAACGCGGTTGTCCAGCTTCTTGAGATCCCAGGTGACCTTGGTTGTGATACGAGTCATCAGAATTTCCGAGCCACGAGACGCACCTTCTCCCCGAGGGTGCTACTGAGAAGGGAACCAATCAGGCCGCTGTTGCCGTAGTTAAGGCGCAGCTCCAGCACCTCACACTCAGCTGGGGCTTCTCCGGCAAAAGTAAGCGTGCCTTGCGTCCCCACGACGACAGCGGCATCAAAAGCACTGGGGCTGACGGCGTATCCCTCGTAGATGGTGTCAAGCACGTCTACACCAGGGAAGATGCGCGAGCCAACGGTCTCGGCTTTAAGAAAGAGACTGAGCGTGACATCCTTGGTGGCGGGCAGCACGTTGCCGGTAGCCGGGTCTGTGTAGACACCGGTGTCTGCTACGCGGAAGGTGACCTCGGCGTTTGCCAAGCTGGACAGGGCCGAGGCCATTGTGCTGGAGCGCTTTACCCAAGGTTTCCATCGGCAACCTCGTGTATAGGCAGCGCTCAGCAGTGGCAGACGAACTCGGCACAGCTGTACTACGCCTAGAGCTAGATACCACCGCTTTCAAGGACCAGCTTCGGGTAGCCAAAAGTCAAATTGAGGGCGAATTAGGTGGTGCTGTTGGCGGCACCACAGGACGGCGCTCTGGAGGAACTACAACCGTTGCACGAGGTCCATCAACACCGCTTGGTGATCTCGGACGTTTAGTCCAAGGAGCAAGAGACTTAAACCTCAACACCAACTGGGGTAAATTTCTTAAAAGCCTAGAAGAAATTGATTACGATTTAAGCCTTATAGCAGCAGGAAAAACTGTAAACCTGAACACCAGCTGGGGCCTAGCCCTACAAGCATTAGAAGAAGTACAAAGAGATTTACAACTTATAGGAGCAGGCGAAAAATTAAACATAAATACTAGCTGGGGTTTAGCGCTTCAAACTTTAGAGGAAGTTCAAAAAGATTTACAATTTATAGGCGCGGGTGAAAAAGTAAACCTGAACACCAGCTGGGGCCTAGCCCTGCAAACTTTAGAAGAGATCCAAAAAGATTTACAGCTTATCGGTGCAGGGGAAAAAGTAAACCTCAATACGAGCTGGGGTTTAGCTCTACAGACTTTAAGCGAAATAAATCAAGACCTTGTACAGATAGGAGCCGGCAGGCGTCTAAACCTAAATCAAAATTGGGGACAGTTTCTTTCTGATGCTGAAAATGTTAGAGAAGATATTGCCCAATCTACAGGCGGCCGAAAACTAAACCTTAAATCAAGCTGGAACAGATTTTTTGAAGATGCTGAGGAAGTACGAAGAGATATTATTCGATCCGGTAAAGATGCCCGTAAACAGTCCAGAAAAAACGCTAGTAGGCGTCGTCAAGACATTATTTCCAACGTCGCCATTGGCGCCGGCTTCCCGCTGCTGTTCGGCCAAGGCGCTGGCGCTGCAGCCGGTGGCGCCCTCGGCGGTGGCTTGGGTGGAGCACTTGGCGGCACTGCCGGCTTTGCTGGTTCCATTGTTGGCACCGCCCTCGGCCAAGCCTTTGATACCGCCCTCCAAAAAGCCCAAACCTTGGCAGTGGGTCTGCAAGACCCCATCAAAAACTTTGATGCTCTGAAAGAAGCTGCACTACTTTCCAGCGCACCACTGGAAAAGCAAGTTCAGTCTTTGATTGATGCTGGCCGCACTGCGGAAGCCTATGCAATCATCCAGGCCGACCTAGCACAAACATTTGGCAGTGCCGAGGGCGCTAAAGAGTATCAGAAAGCTGTTGACAATTTAAACCGAGAGTGGTCTATAGCCACGACCCGCCTTGCAAATTTTGTAGCCGGCCCACTTGCGGATTTCCTACAAAAAATCAGCGGCGGAGCGGCGGTTGTAACAGGGGGCATCACCCAAAACCAAACCGCACAGCAAGCTGCACAACGACCACTAGCCCGAGCA